TCAGCCTATTACTCTTAGAAGATCTGCGAGGAGCTGCTTAGCTTGCTCCCCATTAAGAAAAGGCGGCTTCATTGTTTTTGCCCAATAAAAACCGAATCCCATCGCCTTTTCGACTTCCGCAGCAGACATTGATTTGTGCCGCTGCCCGTATTTTGGGATTGAGGTTAACCATTTAAGATCCCGATAGAGAGCATCCTTCTCCTTATCCTCTTTCACATCGCTCTTTACCTCCCCAGCCGCTATTATTCCCATCCCTTTATGATATAGGAATACTATGTCCCTTTTATTCAAGGAATGGACGATTCCCTTTACTCCACCAAAGGCGGCAATTCGATTTCCCTCGCACATATACCAGATAGATTTGCTATCGTAGCTCTTGTTTGTATCAAAGATGACTCCCTTAATTTGAGCAGGATTTGAATGTATATCATACGGCAAAGAGAAGAATTCGAAATAGTCTTCTCCGGCGATTTGATATATGCGGTAGGGGATAAAATCCAGGCTTAATCCCTTTGATTTCCAATAATGCACATTTTTCGCCAATTCACTATCTGCAGCACTTCCCACGATGGTAAGGTGCTGTTTGGTGTTGAATTTAGACTTATCCAGCGGACGCTCTAACTGAAATCCAAGCTGATGTTCATCCTGAAGGTTTAGTTCCTCATCATGTTCATAAATTCGTAGCATCTGCTGCAGCTTATCGTATCGGAATCGCCCAGCCTTCTCGCAATATCTCAGTGTTTGATGTACGGCTCCAGGCTGCGCTTTATCTTTCTTCAGCTCAAAGAGCACAAGATCGCCTTGCTCATTAAGTGCATATATATCTGCCTCCGGCTTCAAAGCGCGCTCTTGAAAAATTGGCATTAACGCACTACTCTCATAAAGCACGTCCATTAAGTTCTCCGCCATAAGTTGTTCAAGTTCCTTCTCTAAATCGACTGTCGAAAAAGATAGCGGGTCGATAGCAGTATACTTCTTATCGGTCTTCGTAAGCTTGTAGAGCATATCCAGACTCCTCCCTAAAACGCTAAATGTAAAAGCGATCTTCCATCGCCTCGGGCGATATGCTTGCGAATTATGATCGGATGCCCTCATTATACGCTTGCATCCCATAGAATGGTATTGCATTTGACTACTGGTATCTTCGACTCGTGCAACAGCAAAAATGACTTGTGTACTTCCTGTAACCGCAACCGTCAGTAATTGAATCGGGCTGTTGCTGGACGGGCATCCTTCCTACCTGGGGGTGGCCTTGATCATGGGAGGACAGTATCTATCACAAACATAGGACAACCACACACGGATTGCTTCCTATGAAAAGCGACATCAACGCATAGAACCGCTAAGTATGACCGGGTTAATAGCTGATGTAAGCATTGACAGCCGTGGGGATAAGCTATAACCTTGTAAACGTAGACTACAATAAACGATAGTCGTCAATAATAACAGCGAAGGTGAGAGGAGGTTGATTATGGCACCGCAAATTAAGGCCGACAGGGAATATACCCTCGTTGCGCAGATCATGCAGGTTGCGGACATATTCGTTAAGGTAAGGGAGAGGGAACTCTTGCCCCAGAACCTATCGTCGACCGCAGCGGAGATACTTTTCCTGGTGGATGCTATGGGAGAGGGCGTGACCCCGGCCAGGATAACCCGGATGATGTTGCGCGAACCGCATTCGGTGTCCGGCATCCTTATGAGGATGGAAAAGCAGGGCCTGGTTAAGAGGGCCAAGGATATGGAGCGCAAGAACCTCATACGTATAACCCTGACCGCCAAGGGCGAAAAGGCCCTCAAACAGGCTATGAAGCTTAGCGGCACCGCACGTGTCCTTTCAAGGCTGACAGCGGCCCAGCAGAAAGAACTCAAGGCAACACTGACCGCACTCAAAGAGACCGGTGTGAAAGAGCTGCGTCTCAGCCCCAAAGCACTGCCCTGGCCTTAAACATGGATATAAGGTTGTTCAGCAGCGCTTCTTTTAAAAATCCGCAGTCATTGGCCAGCTTGCCAACCATCCGCTATAGCTTTTCAATCTTGCCGCACACAACACTTTCTTGAACCGGCTCATTGTTGAGCTTGTCCAGGCTTCGTTGCTTCTTACAGCATGCCTAATCTCACCTGTCCAGTTACAGGGACAAATATTTTATAAAAGTGTATTTCACGATCAAAAAGCGGCGTCTTTCCATAGATCATAGCTATACGCATATCATATTATTGTCTTCATGCGCGATGTTCCTGTATTACCGGGAGAATATTCTAATTGGAAGGATACCGGCTGCGAGTTGCATTCACAATGTCTGAATTGCCCTTTTCCGCGTTGCTTGGAGGAAAAGCCGCGGGGGAAGCAGCAGACACGCCTGAAGTTGAGGGCTTTGGCGATGAAGAAGATGCGGCGCAGCGGTATCGGCGTACAAGAAGTAGCGAAAACCTTCGAGGTATGCGCACGCACGGTGCAAAGGGAGATGATTAGGGGAAGGAGGGTTAAGAAGTAAAGATTGAGTTGGATTGAATTGCTCTGTTGCTATTTTAAACGGTACTGCCTGGACGCACCCACCTGCTCTTCATTAAAAAGCGACATTTCTCAATTGTCCGCAGCCGTATGCATGCAATATTATCGCGTGTGCTATGCGAGAGGTTTTTACTTTAGCGGGAGATAAAAAGGAAGGGGCAATGGTAAGACATAGAGATTTATTCGTCGCTGAAGCTCATCGCAATGATATTTGGTGTCAGTGGTTATGAATTTTGATATTAAGAGTCTGGACCAGATGGACCGCACCCGCCTGTCCGCCTACAGGTCAAACCTGGATTTCTATAACGGCGCGCAGTGGTCGGAACGCTCACGCTACCGGCAACTGGTCTTTAATTACGTTAAGATCGCTGTTGATAAGGTGACCAGCTACCTAATGAACGAGTTGAATTTCGCGTGTGAGCCGGAAGCGGGTGGCACTACGAGGGCTGGCGGTTTTAAGAGGGGTGGACCTGAAGGTCCGCCCCTACATAGTATAGGGGTAGAGGAGATGGCCAAAAGGGCAGAGGATTTGATCTACCGCGTCTATGAGCAGAATAACTGCCCGGAGCTGGACTATACAACCGAGATAGATACTGCCATAATCGGCGACGGTTGTTACAAGGTTACCTGGGACGCCCTCGAAAAGCGAGTACGCATCACAGCTCCGGACGTCAACGGCATCTTCGCATGGTGGCAGGGCGATGACATCACCTGCCTTTACCGCGTAGTATCCCGATACCAGCTTTCAGCGGACGAGGCGGCCTTACTCTATAGGCAGAAGATAACCAAGAAAATGGCCTCTATTACGGAGGTCTGGGATATTAAGGATTTCCTTTTATACATGGATGATAAGGTCATCCAGCGCAAGCCCAATCCCTACGGATTTATACCATTCATTATCTTCCCCAACCTGCGCCAGCCCAAGCAGTTCTGGGGCCTCTCCGATATACCGGCCCTGCGCGAACCTCAGCGCGAGCTGAACCGCGCCCTTACCCAGCTTTCACGCATACTCGAGGTATCGGGCAACCCTATCGCTGTCCTGGAAGGTGTGGAGCAGTCGGAGAATATACAGGTTGTACCTGGTGCTGTGTGGAACCTGCCGCCCGATGCCCGTGCCTACTTGCTAGACCTGCTGCAGGGCGGTGGCATTCGCCTGCATATTGACTACATCGACCTGGTTTACCGCACGATGCACGACCTGTCAGAATCGCCGCGCGCATCCTACGGTGGCATTGAACGGGAGCTTTCCGGCATTGCGCTGGAAGTGGAGCTGCAGTCTCTTCTACAAAAGGTACGACGCAAACGGCTGATCAGGACGAATGTCTATAGACGGCGCAATGAGATGGTGCTGGCCCTACATAAGAAATTCGCCCGCCAGGATTTCACTGGAGTGAGCCAGCGCATACTCTGGGGTCACGTGCTGCCGCAGGACCGCGCACGGGAGGCGCAGGATGAACAACTGATGGTGCAATCGGGTATACATTCACGGCGTACTGCCATGGATAACCTGGCCGTACGCGACCCGGAATTGGAGTTCGATAAATGGCTTAATGAACGACGCCGCATCCTGGAAATGAATAACGAGTTTAAGGCGCAACCCGCCTCCGGCAAAGTGAGAGAGAGAAGCACGGCCGGGGAGATGGATTCTGCGCTTTGATGATTAAGGAGGATATTTTGAACGAAGAAATCAATATCGAAACTGCAGAAGCGCCCGTCGACACGCCCGAAACTAATCGTAGGATCGTGCCTTCAAGTGCACCCGAAAAACCCGATGGCGCGGGAGAGCCTAAAAGCCCTCGCCTACAAGATAAGGTCATTGCTAGGGACGAAGTCCCGCCGCAATCTCATGGTATTACGGCGGAAAAGCACCAAGAGGAAAAGCTCGTTGAACTGGAAAGCGCACTCAGCGAGGCTAAACAATCTTTAGATGCCCGAACCGGTGACTGCGACCGCCTTAAAGCCGCGCTGGACGATGCCGTAAATGCCTACCGCAAACTGGCCGTCAGCATCAGCCCGCTCTATTCGGACGACATCATCAGCGGTAGCTCGGTCGATGAGATCGACGCTTCCATTAAAAAGGTCAACGGCCTTGTGAAAAAGATGAGGTCGTCGCTCGAGGCTGAGCTCAAGGAGCAGATCGTCCCGGCCGGCGCGCCGGAAAGGTCAGCGCCCGACTTCTCAGGCCTCTCACCACGGGACAAAATCAAGTACGGTATACAGGAAAAGAAATAAATGAGTCATCATAACCCTCGTGAGATGCTGAGGAAGGGACTGCGACTCTTCTTTGTTATCTCTACCCCTCTTCTGGAGGAGAGGGGCAGGGGTTAGGTGATAAAGGAGTAATCTATGGCAACACTTTTAACCGAAGCCGCAAAGCTTTCCAACGACGTCCTCTACCAGGGCGTTATCGAGACCATTGTCAAGGACAGCCCCCTGTTGCAGCTCCTGCCGTGGATCGAGATCCAGGGCAATGCACTGACCTATAACCGTGAGCTGTCACTGCCTTCGGCGGAATGGCACGCTGTCAACGACGACTGGACAACTAGCCCCGCAGTCACCTTCACTCAGAAGACGGCCACGCTGGCCATTCTGGGACAGAACGCCGATGTGGACAACTACATACGCCAGACGCGCTCCAATATACAGGACGTTGAATCCGCCATCATCGAACTCACAGCCAAGGCCATCCGCCATGAGCTCGAGGACAAGCTTATCTACGGCGATAACACATCCAACCCCAACCAGTTCGATGGACTAGTCAAGCTGATCAATACCGGAACTGCCGGCGACCAGCTCATTGCCGCCGGCGCAACCGGTGCAACGCTCACGCTCTCCATGATCGACCAGCTTATCGACGCTGTCAAGGGAGGCAAACCCGACCTGCTGATGATGAGCCGGCGCTCACGCCGCAAGATTATGGCGTTGGCCAGGGCGGCTGGCAACAATCTCGAAGTGGGCAAGGGCGCCCTGGGCGAGTTCGTCCAGTATTACAACGGCATTCCCATCGCCGTCAACGACTTTATCAAGGATACGCATACGCTGTCGGGCAGCGTAGAGACCGCCTATACCGGCGATACCTGCTCGACCATATACTCGCTGTCCTTTGGTGAGGACGGTATATGCGGGCTCACCGACCGTGGCGGGCTACAGGTCATAAGGATCGGCGAGATGGAGACCAAGGACGCCACCCGCACGCGTATCAAGTGGTATGTCAGCCTGGCGCTCTTCGCCAATATCAAGGCCGCCGCACTGATCGGCGTCAAGGACTAAGTAAATAAGGAGAAACTCTAATACCGGATAGCTAAACTCTAAACAAATACAAAATTCAAAATACTCAAATTTTTTTAAATTCGGTACTTTGAAATTGTTTAGGATTTGGAATTTGGGATTGTAGGATTTACTCCGCAGGAGTTGAATTATGGCATTTTCAGATCCCGCCAAAGGCCGGCAGATACAATGGTCGCCCGGACCCGCCGCACCCACCGTCACGCTGGCCGCTGCCTGCAAAGAAGGCGACATACTCGGCTACAGCTCGGGCTGGAAGCCGGGACTGGCAACCGTAGGTTCGGTGATACAGGGCCGCCTGATTGCGCTTAAAGCCGGCTTATCGGGCGAGATAATACCGGTTTCCCATACTGCTGTGGTCAAGGGCTACAGCGGGGCAACACCGGGGAATCCCATTTATGTAGCTGAAGGAAGCAGCAACGGGCAGGTAACGGAGACCGCGCCCACCACCAGCGGCGATGCCAATACCATCATCGGCATTGTCCTTGAGGCCGATACCATCCTCTTCTTCCTCAACAGCCGCGCCGACAGCACTGCTTAGGCTTAAAGTAGTGACTGCCCTTTAAGTAGCCTCCTCTGTATAGCGGGAGCGGTCGGGCCGGTTCCCCCGGCCGCTCCCAAGTGATATGTCATTGATATGTCAATGCTGAAGTAATGATATGCCGACAACTTATTTAGCTGATTTAGTGGCGCAGCTCCGCACCGACCTGGGCGATCCTACCTCCGCCCGCTGGTCGGATGCTGATCTTCAACGTGCGATAGCCAGGTCACTGGCTATTTTCTCGCGGCATCATCCATACGAGCAAAAGACTAGCATCGCCACTACGTCCGGTGACTACGCTGTCAGTCTCGCTACCTGCACAAACCGCATATCCGTTGACAGGTTGGAGTTTCCTGTAGGCGACAAGCCGCCCACCTTCAAGCCCTTTTCTATTATCCAGGACACCCTTTACATGCAGGAATTGGGCGACGCCGCGAATTGCTATGTCTACTGGTCGGGCGTTCATACTTTGACTGACTTGTCCCGCACCTACGATACCAAGTACAGCGACTTGATCGAGCTGGGCGCCCTGGCTTTTGCCCTTGAGCAGTATGCCGATGCCATCCTTGCCGGTAAGATCGCCACCGCACTTGAAGCCGCCAATACCGCAGTTGCCAAGGTTACCAGCAAGGTCACGCTGTCGGAAAGCGCTCTCACCAGTGCTGCAGGTGTCGCCACCGACATAGCCACGCAGTTCACCAGCGCAGGCACTCAGCTAACCGCCGCCGTCGCTTCCCTGGCCAGCGCCGCCGGTGTCGCGACTGATATTGCTACTCAGCTTACTTCAGCCGCTACGGCTTTGACCTCCGCCTCAACCGCCCTGGCCACCGCCATCGCCACCGGTGCCGGTTCGATTGATACCGCTATCGCATCGAAATTGACCGATGTTGCCACCCGCGTCACTTCAGCCATCACTGCCCTTACTGCGTCAACCACTTCACTCGGCCTTATGGCCACTCCTATGACCAATTCAGGCACAGCCCTCACTTCCGCAGGCACCGCTCTCGCCGCTGCCACAACTCCACGAACTAATGCCGGTACTGCCCTGACCAGCGCAGCTACACGTCTGGCCGCCGCCGTCACTGATATGTCTTCCGGTGATGATTATATCCCCACCGCGAATACTGGCGACGACCCGGCCGGCAAGTGGGCGGAGTATGCCCTGCGTGATATACAGGCAGGTGAAGGCTATATCAAGCAGGCTTCCGAGTACGACAACCAGGGCGACGGCTATATCAAGCAGGGTGATGGTTATATCAAGCAGTCCGGTACTTATATGGGGCAGGCAGAAGTCTATTCAAAACAGGCATCAGCCTATATCAATCAGTCCGCCGAGCATATTTCTACCGCCATGACTGAGCTTTCCCATATCAAAGCCCTGGACGATAAGCGCCAGGCCTATCTTGAAGCAGGTATCAAGTATTGCTCTGTCGCTCAGGGCTATATCGGTGCTGCTTCTGAGCTTAACCACAAGCGCACCGCTTATATCACCACGGGAGCAGGCTATGTCAATGCCTCCGACAGCTATATCAAGATGGCCACCGAGCTTAATCATAAGCGTCAAGCCTATATCCAGATTGCTGGCCGTCACCTTGAAAGCGCCACATCACATACTCAGGAAAGCCAACACCTCCAGCAGATCGCGGCCGGTTACAAGCTGGAGGCCGTCGAGATCGCCAAGCATGCTAAGAATAAGATGGCCGCCTTCCTCAAAGAAATCACCATCGGGTCAATCACTCGCAAACTCAGGACAGTCCAAATGTCAGCGGAGGAATAAATTTATGGTCCGTAAAAAAACTTTGTCGGGATCTCAACAACGAAAACCTGAAAAATGGAAGCTGAAAACAAAGGCGCCACCGGAACCGAAGATATTTAAGGACGGCCTGCCTATTGATGCTTACGCCATCCGAGAGGACGAGTTCGATACTGCATCATGGCAGCTTCCGCATCACACTGCAAACAAGGCCGTTGACTTCCAGAAGCTCGACCACTGCACTCTGCTACTCAGCCGCTACGGTGACCAGGGCGTCCGCTGTCATGCCGACCCGGAGCTGATCATTTTGGCCGCCCGCCACCTTGCAAATCATTACAGGTCGGCAGGCCGTCAAATCCCTGTCGCATTGTGCGTCCTGACTTAATGACATGCTGGAAATAACAAAACAGGTGGAATCGGTCATGCCCGATGTTCCACTGCCCTGTTTTTGGCAGATAGAGGCCATATATTTTTGGCCGAAAATAAAATCCGAAGCTACACAGCTTCAAAGGAGAAAAAAGTCATGGAAACCACTCCCCTGGACGGTTACAAGAAAATCATCGTCACTCTGCTAACCATCATCGCCGGTTCCCTGGGCCTGTTCATCACCGACCCGGCCAAAGCTCAGACGGTCGGCCAGTTCCTGGTTGATGTGATTGGCCCGGCCGCCGTTGTCCTGGTCGGCATCATTTACACCCTCGTGCAGGGCAGTATCGACAAGGAGAAGGTCAAGACCGCCCCCAAGATCGCCGCCATAAGCGAAGCGAAAGCATCCCCAAAAGCTGAGAGCGCAGCAGCCCCGCAGCCGGTTGTTGCGCCCGTAATCCCGGCTGCGCCGGTTGACAACTATGTGTCCTTTGATCTCGAGGCCGCGGTCGGGTCCGCCGAGGAATCCTGCAGGAAGGACGGCATCGAAGTAACCCCCGTCAGCCGTGCCTTCTATTTCTATCCCCAGGTTACCCGCTTCGACCTGCGGGAGGTGCCGCGGGAGAAGCGCATATGCGAAGCGAAACGCCTCGTTGACAAGGCAGTCGAGCTTTTCAGCGAGGCCTTCAAGTTCCAGACCAAGCTTGCCAAGCCCCCCACCTCCGCCGAGGCCAATAATTATCACGCTTACATGCTCAAGCTGAAAAAGGACTACGAGAAGGCCAATAACCTCACCTGCAGCGACAAGATCTTCGAGGACCTGCGCAACCTCGTATCCTATTTCAACGAGCTCTACAACGCCCAGGATGGCCTTGCCCAGCTCACCGGCAAAACCGTGGACTGGTCCATCTACGGCGGAGGCGCTTTCACCCCTACCCAGGTGGGTTGGGACTACGTCAAACTGCTGTAATAAAAGGAGGCTCTATGCCGGAGATATTTCAAGTGCTCCGCTTTCAGTGCAGTCAGTGTGCTTCTGCCTTGAATCTGGTCGCGGTCGATCGCACCCACGATAAGGTAATCGATATCGAGTTCCTGTGCTATGACTGTCTGATTGAATCGGGCATAGTCGCCGCCAAAGACGCCGTATTTCACGACGCAATAGGAGTTAAAACCGTTCCATGCGAACCTTGACAACCCCTTTCTACGCCGCCCAGCGTGCCGATCACCGCACTCCACGCATTAAGGTCGAGGTCGCATCCTACGGCCACCCAGCCGCCGTGGCCGCATCCGCCCTGCAGTGGAGCGATTACAACTGGGAGCGGCTCACACTGTCCACCGACTCAACGGCCGTTGGCAAGCACGCCCTCGCCATCCCCGCCGACGGCTCTGTCTGTCGCGTCCGGGCAGGCACCACCATGTATTATCAGCGTGTCACTTCCCCGTCCGGCTCATCCACCTGGACGACCTGGTCCAACTGGGGAGGCGGCACCGGTTCGCCGGTAGGCCTGGCCGCCCTCGGTACTGAGGTTATCGGCTTTGCTGATGATGGCGTTTATCTCTATTACAGGAAAAGTACGGATAGTGGCGCCACCTTCGGGGCATGGACGGTTATGATGAATACCCGCCCCTGTGAACGCGGCTGTGCTGCGGCCTTCAAGCCCAACGGCGATTGTGCCGTCGTGCACGCCTCCGACTTCAACGATCCTACTTCCCTGTATATTCAGCGGCGCACTTCGGGCACCTGGTCAACCGGCCTCGGTCAGATCTCCGGCGACCACGCTATATCAGCCCTCGCTCTCTACTATAACGGCGACTGGAATATACTCGCCCTCCTGCTGGACGGCTCGTATATCCGCCTGGCCAGGGGTGTCTACGGCGATGGCGGCTCTTACACTGTGGGCACCTGGTCGGGCTGGGAGTATATCAATTCCTACAAAGCCCGCGTCGATTTCAGCGCAGCCATGCACTTGCGCATGTTCCAGACCGGCCGTCCCGGCCGCTACGTCCCCACATATTACGAGCAGGTCAGCTCCGTCATGCAGCAGCAGGCCGCCGATAACCTCGGTGTTGACGACCCCTATGTCACTTATCACGCTTCCCTGGGTGCTGTCTTCAGCTTCGCCAAAGACAACAAGCCGTGGTTTTACCGCCTCCGACCAGGGACACTATTCAAAGATAGTGACTGGTCGCGGGCATGGCCGCTTGATGTCACCGCGACCTATGGCCTGGCCCTGGCCTGCGATGGAACTTATCTGTATGCTTCAGCGCCCAACCAGGTCTGGCGCTCAGCCCTGCCCGGTTCATGGGCTCCGCCCACCGCCGGTGCAGGCGCCGGCACGAATTATGCCGTCACCGCGGCGCATATCATCGCCGTCAAGGAAACCGTCAAGCCCATGGCGCCATCGACTTTAGATGTCACCCTGGACAATTCCGCGGGCACCTACAACAGCATCGGAGGCGGTGCCGCGTCAGCCGTGGGAAAACTCAAGCGTGGCGCACAGGTTACGCTCTCCATAGGTTACTACTCCGCCGGTGATCTCTACTCCGTTGCCGGTAAATACTACGTTGAGCGTATATCCTATGCCCGCGTGCCCGGTCATGCGTACCTGGTCATAGGCTGTACTGACGCATGGGGCCTGCTGGAACGCTATTCTTTCAACCGGCCGGTGTTCTGGAATGAGGCCTCGGACGTTACTACCCTGTACGAAATCATCGAAAAGGTCGTGCAGGCCGTGGGCGGCAGCCTGTCCTATGTATCCCGCAGCTCTGATATCACGGGCACATATCCCCGCTGTGAGGTCCACACCGGCGAGAACGCCGCTGTAGTCCTGCGCCAGCTCCTCGCCCTGGTGCCCGACGTTATCTATTTTATAGGCCTTACCGGCTATATCGTCTATCCCCAGGCCGCCGATGCCGCATCTTATTATTTGAGGTTCCCATGAGGCATTTAATGTTGTCATCGCACCAAAAAATGTCATCGCACCCAAAATTGTCATTGCGAGCGAAGCGAAGCAATCTCAATCGCAATAAGGAGCAATCATGATGTGGAAAATTGATAACGGTTCAAAGACCGGCACTACCACCGCCGCCTATGTCTCAGCCCTGGATTGGGCTGTCTCGGAACTGGGTGACAAGACCATACTTCTCGAAAATACGCACGCCACCTCGACGCTTAAATACAAGCTTCTTGGTTACGCCCACTCTGAGGGCCTCGATATCACTCTTGTCCCTGAAACCATCCTGTCCCCCGCCGAGGTCGCCGAGTTCCACTACGCTAACCAGTGGGACCGGTTGGTCCTTCAGGTAATCGACGGCACAGGCCACGCCACTTACGCCCTTGACTACTCCGGCCAGGGAGCAAGCTGATGGCAAATAAATATCATTCCGACTCATCCACTGTCATTGAAACGATCACATACGCCCCCGGTCGCCAGGATACAGGCGACTTAGTGCCGGCCACAAAGACCATCACCGCCATCGCCGAGGCTTCCGGTATCGCCAACAAAGACTACAGCAGTGCTAAGACATTATCTGCCCCATCGGACGCCCGCCTCGCCATCATCAGCCTTATCACCCGCCTCTCTGTCACCATTGACTCAGACGATGGGACTCACGACCTTCGTTGCCGCGTTTACGTGGACGCCCAGGACGCCGACCACCTGCTCTTCGATTTAACCTATGCCTCCACCGGAAACCAGCTCGCCGTTCAGGCGCTCACCGCCAGCACCAAGCCCATCATATTTGACCTGCTTAAAAACGGCTCCCCACATACTTTTTATTTCTTTTTCTGGAGTCCCGGCAATCACTCGCCGGTCATTTCCCTTGTCAACTTGTGGGAGGCTGTCGGCTCGAATAAAACTTCCGGTTGGGGATATAAGGTACTTACCTTCACCCCCGCTTCCCATTGTGAGGTGCAGCTTCGCTTCTTTCATTATTTGATCGGAACAGGAGTCCAATCCTGGACCATGATGTTAAATGACGACTCAAACGGCAACCAGGGCCAATTCGCCATGCATGAAACTGGCGTTCTTGAACTTTCGGCGGTCTCTCAGGCCTTTAACGGTACGTTTCAGTTGTTGCCCGCAGGATTCAATATACAGTTGCTTGTCTATGGTTCCGTGGCCACGGATCTGCAGTACATAGTGGGCATTACTTACTACATTAAAAGGTGGAATTAAATGAATATAAATGAACTTTACGAAAACGTCCCCGAGGATCAGCACGGCAACATAGCCGTCTCTGATTCAGCCGTAACCATCACCCAGGTCAAGAAATCAGCCGTCGTGCTGCTCAAGAAAATCTCCGACGCCAACGCAGAGCTTACAGATCTCGACGGCAAAGCGGCCGACCGGGCGCACCTTGAAAAGAATATCACCACCCTGAAAACGGTCGCCGAAGTCAGCGCAGAAAAGGCGGTGTAAATATCATTGCGAGGAGCCCGCCCAAAAATGTCATTGCGAGGAGCGCAGCGACGCGGCAATCTATCTCCGTAAGGTAAGGCACGATGGCTGAACCTATCGCTGGTTTTCACCCCATCCTCGCGGCCGAGTACGCCGTGGAGGCCCCGGACGTCAACCGCACTTATGTCGTCGGTTCTGATGCCACCGGCGCCCAGGTGTCCGGGTCCGCCGTCACTTCAGCCGACGTCGCCCTGGTCGGCGAGCGCGTGGACGCCCACCACAACCCCGCCATCCCCACTGCCGCCATCGCGGCCGCTGTGGCTACCGCCCAGCTCGCAAAGGCACGCCTTGATGGCTCTCGGGCACAGGTCACTATTCCCCCACACTGCGGTTTGGAGCTGTGGGACGTTCTCGCCGTCACCGATACCCCCTGCAACAAGGCCGAAGCCCTATACCGCGTCGCCGGGTACACCATGGATTATGACACCCGCAAAGCCAGTTTTCAGCATCAGATCTATCTCTGTACTGTATAG